AATGATGCCTGCTGGGATTGTTGCCCAGTCAAAGATGCCCAAGCCGCCGACAGCGCCAGCCGTGCCGCCGATGGTTGCGCCAACCAGCGCCGACTTGCCCACGCGCGGCAAGCCGTAATACTGCTGACCAACGACGTTTGCCGTGCCTGCGATCCAGCCTTCCGCCTGAAATGGCAGATCCTGAATGCGCTGCTGATTGGTCTGCCACTGGGCAAACGCCTGGTCGTACTTGGATGGATCCTGCTTTGCCATCCGCATCAAGCCTTCGTCTTCGGACTGGATGCGCGCAGATTCAAATCCGCTAGCAACCTTGGCCCAAAACGATGTCGGCAGCACGTCGGATACGGGATTGCCAGTCGGCATCCGCACGCCATCCCACATTGCTTCCGAGTCCATCAGGTTCTGCACATCGTCGTGCGCGACGGCAGCAAACGACGGATCAGCCAGGTGCGCAGCAAGCGCCGGCGACGAGCGCGCCAAGTCCTTAAGTCGTATTTGGTCAAGCTGCTGCTGCCGGCGAACCTCTTCAATGTTGCGCGACGCAACGTCCGCCCCAACGCCAGTCGCCGCGCCAAGGCGTTGTGCCTGCGCGGCCAAGTCTGGGTTCTGCTTGGTAGCAACCGACATCGACCGGATGACGGCGTTGTTTTGGTCGCCGTACACGTCAGAAGCGAGTCCCCGAAGCACGTCGCGCTCGCTCGCGGCTGGACTGCCTTGGTCATCGACTGGATCAATCATCGGCCACCTCCGACGAATCCCGGGCGACCCATCTTGACCCAGTACTTTGCAATGTTCTCTCGCGTCGGCGGAATTGGCTGTGGTTCGCCAAGTTCATTCTTGTTGCTTGCAAACACAACTCGCGCGCGATCCACAACGTTGCTAGGAATCATGTTCAATTTGATCTCTTCATCGCCAACCATGACGTACAGGTCTGGGTTCAAACGCATACCGTTTGGATCCTTTGGATCTTTTAATTCCTTCTCGGTCAGGAACGACATGGCGTTTCCGGTCTTGTCGCGCCACAGCCAATCCAATCCAAGACCACGCTGCTCAATGTTGACCTTGTCCATCATCATTGGGTCAAGCACGTCGCGCTCAATTTCCTTCGGGGTCAGCGGCTTGCCCTTGGCCTGCTGCGCAGCGGCAATCTTGTCCTCAATCACCTTGCGCAGGCGCATGGCCTCAACCTTGTCTCCGGTCGTTTGTGCGTTGCCGTATTGCGGCATTCCGTTGCGGTCAAAGAAGTCCTTGATCTGCTGCGAGTCAACAACCGCGCCGCGCTGCTCAAGCGATTCAAGACGGTCGTACTCGCGAATGAAATCAGATGGACTCAACTCCTCGCGATGTTCCATCAGCCACTCACGATTCGGCGCGCCTCCGTCAATCGTCAACTGGTAGCGGACGTTTAGGCTGCTTTCCTCAAGTCGCGTCTTCTGATCACGCGGCTTCAGGCGACCAAGCATTTCAGCCGGCACAGGCTTGCCGCTCGCAAGGATCTTGTCTACCTCATACAGCATCCCGTCGTATTGATCCTTGGCCTGGGCCGCACGATTTGAATAATCGCGCTCCAAAAGCTGAATGGTGTCACGTCGCACGTCCTCGTCGGAAATGTCTTTAGCAAGTTCACGCGCCTCGGCAAAGCTTGCTGGGGCAACCGCCTTGTCCGGGTTGATGCGCTGGGTGTAGGCGTTCGCGTTGCGGGGATCGATGTAGCGACCGTTGCGCTCCATCGTGTAACGAACCGTGCCAGTGTTGCCGCCCTCGTCTTCGGGCGTTCCGATCATGGTTCCCTGCGTGATGCCCTGACCAGGCTTGACTAGCAGCACCGGGTCAAGGCCGCTGAACTTTCCAGTCGTGCCATCCTGGAACTCAAGCATGACGGTCTTGCCGTGCTTTGGATCGTCGTATACCTCGACCACCTTGCCGTCTGCGGGAGCTTTCACCATCGTGCCGGCGGCAACAGTCGCCGTCCAGGCGCGGTCTTCGCCAATGGTGATGTTGGCTGCGGATTCGACTGGCAGCTTGTAGTTGGCGCTGCCTGCCGGAGTTTCAAGGGTGCCGCGCTTTGAAATGCTGTCGGCCAGTTCGTAGGCCATCTGCTTCTTGCGGGCGCTTGTGACCGTGGACAACATCGACTCGCCGGAGCGTGCGTCGATTTCGCCGGCATCCTGCCGCTGCTTGATGAATGTCAATGCGCCCTCGTAGTTGTTGTCCATCATCAAGCGGTTCACGACGCCGCTTGTGATCTGCGTGTCAACCGACCGCATCAGATCTTTCATCTGTGCCGAGTTGCTTGGGATGCCCTGCATCGTGGCAAAGCGCGTCATTTCGGCCTGGGCTTGCGAGCGTGCCACGCTAAATGGGCCGGAAGCGTCGGCCCGTGATCGATAGTCCTGCACCGCCTGCAACTGGTACTGCTCGGCGCGGGCCTTGGTTTCGCCCATTTCAAACTTGAACACCTGCTGATTGCGGTGATCCATCATCTGCCCGTTGAACTGGGCCAAGTGACGGGCGGCGGCCTGCTGAAACATGGTCTTTTGAACCTTGTTGCCAAGACCGTCCATGATGCCGCTCGCGCGCGAAGCCAATGCATCTTGCGCCGACTTGAACTGAAGGTCGGCATCTTTGCCAAGCGCCGTGAAGTACCCGGACTGGCCGCGCAGAATGTCTTGCGACTGCTTGAGGAATTCCGTGTCGGCTGCCTTGGCCGATGCATCATCAATGCTGTTCTGAATCGTTGCGCCAATGCGTGACACCACATTGCCAAGCTGCGTCGTGGCCTGCCCCATCTGAACTTCCTGATCGGCAGCAAGGTTCTGCATCGGCTGACCAGGCGTCGCCTCAAACGGAACAATTTGGCCGGCGCCAGTCAGGTCTGCTTGCGGTACGAACGATGTAGGTACGGTTGGCATGGATCAGAATCGCTTCTCGGAGTTAGCCGCGAGGAGTTCGTTGATGCGCTGTTGCTGCACCCAGGTGCCGCCGATTGAGGCCGCGCTACTCAACGAGCTAGTGAACGCCGACGAGAATGGACTGATGGTGTTGGCCGTTGCAAACAGATTGTTGGCACTGGTTCCGGCCATGACCCCCTGCGTCCTGTAGTTCACCGCCTGCATACGAAGAGCTTCGGCTTGGCGCACGGTGTTGGCGTTCATGGTCAAGACATCCATTTGCTTGATCAGATCCATGCTGGCAACCACATCCCTTGCGCTGCCCACGCCAGCCTGTAAGCCCCTAGCAGCCATTGAGGCTTGAGCTGACGCCTTCTGCTGCCCTGCGGCCATGGTGTAGCGTCCGATGGCTTGGCGGCCCGCCAAGAACGTCTGCTGCGCTCCAAACTCGGCCTGCCGGGCGTTGATCGCCGACATCTGCGCCTGGAACCGCTGGTTCTGCGCCTGCATCTTAAGCTGGTTCTTCTGACTGTCAGCAGCGTAAAACGAGCCGATGGCGCTATTTACGGCGCCAAGCATGGCGATTACTAGACTGCCAGCACCAATCACATTGCCAAGGTTGGCTGCCGCTGCGGCGTCACCGCCGCCCGCCAAGTTAGCCGGCGGCCCCATCAAACTGTCTTGAAACGAGTTGCCAGACGGATTTGTGGACGCGCCAAACGATGGATCAGGCAGGGTAAAGGAACTCATGTCAGCCTCCGATGGAAACCTCAAGGGTCATTCCAACAATGGTCAGGGGAAGTGGATCGCTTTGTCGAACGTAAACCTGTCCGCTAGCCGCCCAGGTTGGTGTCAGAACAATCTGGATCTCCTCGGACTTCAGGGTCGGCGGGGATCCATATGGCTCGGTGGTTCGCTGCTTTGCCTCAACAAGGTTGTCCTCGTCGGGGCCGACAAAGATGCCGCTTGATCGGTACACGCGCAGCCATGCCTTGTTAACGTTCTTGTATCGGCCCTGGCCGAAACCCTCAATGTTCATTGCTAGCGGCAACGTTTGAAGGTCGCTGTTGTACGGCAGTCCGACAATCACATATTTCGCAGCTCGGTCAAGAGTGACAACGCCGCTAGTCACCACCTTCTGCGGATGAACGCATCCATCAGCAAGAATGCTCACCGTCTTGCCATTCAAATGCGCAAGGCCACTGACCGAGTTTCGCGCCCAAGCCCACACAGAAGTAGCGGCGTTGCGAGCCGTCGATGCAATCACTAAATCCGTCTTGACCTTGGCAACCGTAGTGGACGTGGTTTGCATGACGCGAAGTCGATACTGCACATTGGGGTTGCCGGGGTCGGTCATAATGATGGCATCGCCAACGTCGGTGGTTGCCGGGAACTGGAAGATGGCTGACGATGAAGTCAGAGTTAGCAACTCCTCCGGCCCCCAGGTCACACCACCAGACAAAGTCACCGTAAACGCAGTCGTGTTGGTTCCGTCATACGACAGGCCGCAATCAACAAACCAAGCGTCATTCAGCGATGCAAATTCATGCGCGGCCATGCGCTCAACGTAACGGACTGTCGATCCGTTGATCGTGCGCTTGACCACCATGTACGGGCGATCCTCAACGCTTTCCGCAACAGCACACACGCTTTCGTAAGTGCCGTCCGTTTCATGCTGATGCCATGCGCCAATCTGCTGATCAGGAACGTAGGTCAAGCACACCATGCTTCCATTGCTTGATGTCAACCAAATCAGCGGCAAAGGAGCCTTTGCATACGCCATATCAACAATCGAATAGTTGTCGAACAAATGGCTTGCCCGCAAAGACAGATCGCCAGTCGTAAATCCGTTTGCCTGCCACGAATAGCCAAGCTCACGAATGTGACCACCGCGATTTGCGCAGTAGATCATGCTGTTGTTTACGACTACTGGTTGAGCTTCGGCAGAACCAATGTATGATTGTGGACGAACAGAAATGCTTGTTGGAGTCAAAGCGTCAGAGTTAACTGAAGTGACGCGCCATTCAGCAGATTGGGTAAGAAGAACCAATTGACTCAACGGAACAATGTGCCGAATTGTGTTGGCTTCTCTAGCAGCCACCCTTACTTCAATTCGATCCGTGTCCAAAGTCGGAATCGAATACGACATGTCACGCTCCGTATTGGAGCGAGTCATCCACAATGACTGCGGCTCATTTGTCGTTCCTGCAAAGATGCGACGTTGCTCGTAGTACGAGACTGCGCCCGGGTAGTTGCCCGCGCTTGCAAACACCGTGTCCTGAATGGGAATGGTTTTGCCCATGTCAGGCGCAATGTTGTCATCCGTGAAAGTGTAAGACGATGCGCCCGTGTCTTGAACTTGTCCAATAAATCCGTACGCACCGTTCGGAACTAACGCGCTTCCGCTTCCAGCTTTCTTGTACACGTTGTATGCCACCGCACCAGTAACAGCATCAAAACTTGGAGCGATGTATGCGCCAGTCACATTCAAATCAACTTCCGCATCCATCGGATTTGAAGGCAGGCTTTCAACTCCGTCAGCTCCAACAGCTGTTACCTTGTAAGCCCAAATCCCACCGTTGCCGCCTTGGTTTGCATACATAATTTTGGCGGATGCAGTGCCGTATGCGGGAGTCGATCCAAGCGTACTCAAGATGATCCCGGTTACTGGATTACGCAAATTCATAGTCGTTCCAGTTGCGTTTACAGCAACCCAATATCCATTCACGGTGATTGAACCACTAGTAACTTCAGAAACGCGCACCGGATCGCCAGGGCCAAATCCGTGATTTGCTGGAGTTGTAAGAACGGCAGGACTGGCTGCGCTAATGCTCGCAATTTTCACAACCGTATTGCCGTTTGAATATCCATATCCGCCGATTGTTGGCGCAGCAAGCGTTGGAGCAAATGTGATTACAGACAGCGTCCAGTTTGTGGCAGAGTTTCTACGCAGTTCCCGTGGCGCATAGTTCCTGTGAACAATCGTGACGATGTCTCCACTCTGAACATAATTCAGGGAGAACAAATCAGCCGCTGCATATGGGTGAGGAATTTCAAGAACAGAAGCGCCAGCAAGAGTCTGCTCCGGCGGAATCAATTCAGGATCTGGAATGTCAGTGTCTGCCGCTGGCATCGGATACCAGTAGGCGGGATCCGTTGGAGGCTGAAACAGATCCGTGTATTGAATACAGTAGTACCAATCTGATCCGGAAGAAACGGTGTCACCGGGTTCGTAGTTTGTTGCAGAATCCCATTCGTTTGATGGGCCGGCAGCCGTGCCGCCGTCTGTCAGCAAGGTTTGGCCGTTGGTGTGAAATCGGATGTATCCACCAAACGGAGCTGCTCCGTCAACGCCAATCTCAATCACAAGAGTTTGCGTAGTGCTGTAGGTAAACGGAATCAGGCGCGCGACGCCGTTGTTCTTTGTGCCACGAACAAACTTGGTGCCTGGCCTGCGAATTACTGGCCCCTGCGCAGTCGCAATCATGTTGCTGATCTTGGCCGCGCCAGTCTGATACTTCACGTCATCGATGCGGCCAAACATCTCCGGCGACAACTCGCCGCCGGCGAACGAACGGTTGAAAGTACGAGTGTTTGGCATGGGTCAGCGTCCGCTCGTCCAGGGGACGATGTGTTCGACATTGATTTTGCGCTGGTTGGAATCAGACGCCCTGGCCTGTTGCAGATAGACGGCCATCATCTGCTGGCATCGCTTGGCCTCGGCAGCTCCGGCGTCGCCCTTGATAATCGGGCCGGCAAGCATGGAAGCCAAGTGCCACGACAGGGCCATGACAAACAGCGGCGAGAACTGGGCGGGATCATCGACATGGAACGTGTACCGAAGCACGGCGTTCTCCATGTTGGTGTACAGAATCTGCGTCCCGTCAGTCTGCGTTTCAACCGTGTACGGCTGCGGCACATAGCGGCCAGCTGCGATCACGGGAGAATAATTGTGGGCGAACACCGGCGTGTCGGTCGGGATGAAACGCGCCGAGTAATCGTCGGCGGCATCTTCTGGCAACACCGATAGGACGTTGATGATGTTGGACGGCAGCGCGTAGGCGTATTGCCATTCCGGCCAAGTCGAAGTCAATTGCGCAAGCGCAGCGCGACGCATGGAGAAGTTCCAAGCGTGCATCTCAAGCAAGCTGTCTCTGGCAATCAGGTAGAACCGAGCGCAATGCTCGGCCTGGGCAGAACCCTCTGGCGGGTCAATGCTTGAAACGGTGGCGTTGTCGCCAAGGTGCGCAAGTGCCAAGTTGCAGATGTCAACTGCTGATGCCATGACGATCTCCTAGTGAAACGAGGGGTGCCGTGGTCACCCAGCGGCACCCCTCGTTGTGCGGACTAACTCATTCAGGACTCACACCGAATCCGATTCCACGACCTTTCGCGGCCGGCCAGGCTTCTTGCGATCTGGCGCGGCAGCAAACGATTCCTGCTCCTGCACACCGTCGTCAAGAGAAACGACGTTGGTGTTGCGGGGGCCGTTGTACTCAAAGACATCGCCTTCCTCACGGATGGCATTATCGATGAAACACTTCTTGATAGCTTGGACTCGCATGTGTTGCCTCCTGAATTACGCCACGACGAAGCCGCTGCCGTAGAACTTCTTGCTGTCAGCGATGTCGGTGACGATGTCGCCAAACACCGAGCCAGTCGTAGAAGTGCCAACCATCACTGCATCGGCAGTCAGGTAACGCTGGCCAAGACCAAGCACGGGGTTCACGCGAACGTAGAACTGTGCGCCAGCAGTCAGGCTTGCAACCGGGATTGCGCCGCTAGTGCCAATCACGACGCGGCCAGTCGTGCCAGTGTCGGTTGCAGTAAACACGTTGAACGTGCAAGACGTGCCACCAGTAAACGCAGTCACAACGGTGATGGCCAGATACAGATCCTGGCCTTCGCCGATGTCTCGGTTCTGCGTGGTGCTGGTACCGCCACTCACGTTGGTTCCAAAACGCAGGTCGATCGTGTAGCTAGCGTTCACGGTCGTTGCTGCGCTGAACACATCCTGCGCAACAGTAGTGTCAGACGAATTTGCGAACAGTCGCAGGTTCTTGTCAGAAATCATTGTGTGTTTTCCTTTCGTTGTTCAACGACTATTAGGTCGTGAGAGCTTCGCTGTTCAGGATGGCGTCAACGCGACGCAGGGGGACGCCCAGGAACGACAGGTACTTGTTTGGGGTACCAAACTGCGACAGGCCGTCCTCGACCTTCAGCACATACTGACTCTTGTCCAGGGCGGCAATGGCAAGGCCGCTGTGGACGGTTCGGTTCATGTAGAAGGCAGCGCGGCCCATCGACATATTGGGGATGCGGTACAGAGCGCGGGCCATCAACTTGATGAGGGCGGTCGATGCGCTTGCAAGCTGGCTGCCGGTCTGACCAAGCAGATCGCTCACATCGATATTGCTGATGCGCACAACGTAACGCCAGTCCTTAACCACCAAGCCGTTCTTCCACTGATAACGAGTGGCGTAAGCCTGGAGGCGGGTGCCGTCGCTGTTGTACACGGTCTGCTCGCCGAGATCCTCGTGGATCAGACCAGCCTTGCTGCCCTTGGGGAAGGGGCAGTACACGGTCTGATCGCCCCACACAACAAGGTACACAGACGTGTTGTCGCTGCCCGAACCGCCGGCAGGAAGAACGTTCTGACCGTTGTTGCTAGTACCAGTCACCGAGTAGCGCGGAGCCAGGCCAAGGAACTGCTTTGCATCCGTAGCGGGGTTTCCGTAGAAGATGGTGCTGGCCTGGGTCTGATTCATGGCCTCAAGGAACGCGGTGTCCTCGGACAGGCGGAACTGCGCGGTGTTGCCGTTCAGCATCGCCAGATCCTTGTCCACTTCGCTACGAGCTTCCAGAATGCCGCAAGCCTCATCGACCTGTGCAGTCACGGACTTGCTGTTCGGGATGCCTTGGTTCAGCGCGCGCCAGTAAACAGCGGGCAGACCAGTGCGAATCACGACGCGGTCGCCGGTCGGCAGATTGCCTTCCTTAAACACGCAATCCTCAAGGATTTCGTTGCTCTGCGACAGAAGTTCCGCGATGATCGGCACGCGGCCATCGGGATCGGTGCGCTTGGCCCAGTCGGCCAGCGTCAGGTTGGTGGTAGAAAGTGCGGTTGCCATGAGTGAGGTTCCTTTGTGTTAGGAGTTTTGGGTTGAGTACAGCGCGGCAGCAGCGCTGGCGAAGTCACGGGGGCCGGCCTTACTTGGCGCGGAAGATCCGTTTCCGACAACGTACTGATCCTCGCTGATTGCTTTGCCAGCTCGGAAGAAAAACCGGATCAGTTCCGGGTGATTTCCCAAACCAGATTCGTTCAGCAGTGATCGCAGTTGAGGCGTTCCAAACGTGTCAAGCGCACGCTTTGCAATCGTCAGGTTCTCGGCAATCTTCTCGCCTCCGAATTCCTTGTCCGCTTGCGAAGTTGTCGCCCATTCTTGGCGCATCGCATCAATTTGCTGGGCTTGTCGCTGGGCCATCTTTGGGCCAACGGTGTCCAGCATCTTCTGCGCGGATTCCTGGGACAGGTTCAGCTCTTTGGCAATTTCAGAGAACGAAGACATCACCTCGTTGTCGAACTGTCGGCCTTCAGGCGCCTTGAATTCGTACTTCTCCGGCGCGCCCTTGGGGGCTTCTGCCGCATTGCCTTCCGAGTTGCCAGCCTTGCCCGTATCCACGGGTGCCTGGGCCTGCGGAGTTTCCGCAATCTGACCATCCACCGCGATGGTGGATTCCGAAGCGGCGGCAGGCGCGTTATTGATTTGGGGCGCTGCCGTCGTTGTTGGTTCGTTCATTGCTTTGTTCCTTCATCATCACGGGGTAAAGCTTCGGGCAAAGCGTGTGAATCATCGACAAGACTCGCAGCCCATAGTTTCTGTTGCCTTCGGCGAAAGCCATTGCCATCGCGTTGGTGTTGAATGTGCTGCGAAACACTCCTGCCTGATCCATCAGCCGCCACAACACTCGGCGGCCCCTCTTGTCGCTCATCAACCACTTGATGTCTTCGCCTTCGTTTTCCCTTTCAAGCCGGTCGCGGAGTTCCCGTTCCGCCTTGGCCTGGTCTTGACTGCGAATATCAAATGGGTCGTAACTGCTCACGGCGGGACTTTACCCGTTGATCAATCGACTACGGATACCGTTACTCAACGGTGACCTGGTAACCCTCAAGGGTCACAATGTTGTTTGCGGTAGCAATGGTTGCCTTGATCACAAACGTCTGATCAGAACCGTATGCAACGGTGAATTCCTGATACGCAACGCTACCAGTTCCGTGTCCAGTCGCGGATGCAGCGCCAGTCACAATCTTTCCTGCGCCTCGCGCCCAAACGATCTTGTTGACGTTTGCGGTCGTAGTGGTAGTGAGGTTTCCGCTGTTGTAAATTTCATTGCCGGCGTACTCAATTTCCAGCACCTTGTTCACGCCACCAGCGCTCGTCATGCTGAAAATGGCGTTGCATTCCATGTTGCCATTAAGTGACAGGAGTCCGCCTTCAATAGTCAATGATGCAAGCGTGATCGCTTCGGTAGCAGCCTTGACGGCAGCAGTTCCGTACCAAAGGATGCAGGTATGCGTGCCAGTGCCAGTATCAGTAAACGCGATTGGAGTTCCGCCAGCACTAGCTGACACGGTGAACTGGTTTGCATCAACAATCGAACTGATGTAGTACGTCGTTCCGGTAGACAAGCCAGCGGGCAGGGTGTTAGTAGTTGTGAATCGAACCGCTTGACCAGCCGAACGTCCATGGCTTGCGTAGGTCACAATGCCAGGATCGGTAGCGGTTGCCGTAACGGTCGATGAAACATACGGCAGGTTGATGGTCAGCTTGGTTCCGGTCGTGTCAGTATCAATTGCAGTCACTGGATACACGCCGCTCACGCCGCTGCCGGCAGTCCAAGTGACATACACGCCCGTGTTGATTGCAGGCGTGATCACGACCGCTGTGGTCAGGCCGTGAGTGCCAGTGCCGTTGAGTCGCACGTTGCCGCTGTTGGAATCAAAGCTGGTGACCGTGCTGAACGTCGAAGCAACAGGCACCACACTGACGGGGTTGAAGTTAGTGTACGACTTGGGAGCGAATCGCTGACCAGTTACGCCGACGATAATGTTGTTCTCGTCAACGACGAACGGGGGATTTGCAGACATCTTGAGCGGCATGGTTGTCTCCTTACGCGAGGCGCGTGAGTTTGTAGAGTGTGCTGGAAACTAGGGTGCAAAGCGCGTCCACTTCGTTCTGAATGTGGCTCTCCGTACCCAGAAGTTGACGGTTCTGCTCTAGGTATGCGTACAACTTCTGAAGTTCTTCCAAGGGCGTTGCCGCCAATTCAAACGGGCCTGACGCAAACGACAGCTTCTGACCAGTGCAGCCCATCCAAGCTTCGGCTAGGCCATCAACCGCCTCGCGCAAACCGTCGTACACACCCAGAGCCATGTGCTGGGCAAACGAACCCGGCCCCTCGACCATGAGGTGGTGCATGTGAATTGCGTTGGCCGTGTGCATCACGCGAGCCACAAACTGACTTGCGCCCTTGGTGTCGCCCTTGGTGTCAGGGCCGTACAGAAGAGTGGACTTTGCAGGCATTGCCATGGTGGTTCCTTACTGGTTAGTGCGACGAGATTGTAGAGGCGAACGCCTCCAGCCCAACGAAAAAAGTGCGCGGCCGATGACCGCTGCGGTATCGGTAACAGCAGTTTCGTCAAGCGAAGGTAGCGCGGCGTGTAATAGTTCATGCACTGTGATCTCTGCCATGCGTCGCTGCGACAACGCCTGGCTGATGCGAACGGTCGGGTGCCGGCCTGGTGGATGATCGCAATCACCAAACCGATCCTTCGGAAGCTCTTTGGCTTTCACTAGCTTCACGCGCCACGCCCTGCCGTTGATCTTGAGTCGTGTTTCATTGCGCATCGTGGACATCCCACGCAACGCGCGGCACTCCGCGCTTACCAGCATTTGTTTCAGCGGCATCCCATTGCAAGTAAATCCTTACCCATTTCTGGCGAAGCGGCGAAGGGCCAAAGTTTTTCTCCACTTCCCAGCCGTGCGAACCGTCCTTCCATCCATCTTTTGTAGTGCCAACCCGGATGAAGTCGCAGTACTTCTTCTCAATTTTGTAGACCCCGTTCTGCGTGGACAAAAACTCGCGTGCAATGCCGACCACATTGCTAGTGTGGAGGTGGCTCGTCACAATGCTGTCCGCGCCTTCGATCATGGAGTACATACGTCTCACGTCCAGGACGCCAAAACTCATCAAAGACGATCCGCCGCCTCCGTGATGGTAACGCTGGGTGTAGGTCAAATTGCATCCGCCCAACTCAAGCCGCCACTTGATCCAACCGCCGTATCCGCCAGTGCCAACTGGGCTGTGAGCGCGATCCTTGATGGCACGAACAAGGTGTGCGGTAGGGTCGGATTCGCGGTGTCTCATCCAAGCGCTTTCGTGATTGCCCTGGGCCACCATCCCGATGTGTGATGCATACGGTGCGAACAGGTCAGCAGCTTGGTCAATGACGCGATCAAAGTAGTTGTCGCTCAACAGCGTGCTGCGCAAAGCCGATTTGCTGCCGCGCTTGTCGCCTACGCCCTGCATCAAATCGAGCGAATCGCCGATGCAGAGAATTACAGCGTCACGCTCGACAGCCTGCGCCAACAAGCGCGTGGTCATCTCGTTGTTCGCACCTTTGCTGTCCACGTGGTTGTCCGCAAGTAACAGGCACCACTGCTCAAAGTTTGCCATTACTGGACGCTTAACCTTAATGACATGGATGTTGTTGCCGTGGTGTTCAATGCTCCATCCGCGCTTGCGTTCGGGGTATCGCTTGACACCAGAAACGACAATCTCGCCCGTGGCCTTGCTAGCCTTGGGTTTATTTGGCTTGGCCGGAAGTCGAGCCATTGTTACACCTCAACTGGTGAAGGCGAGTTGTATCCCGAGAACATGTTCATAATGTCGGACAGCGCATTCTGCTGCCCGCCACCAGTTGGTGCTTGTGCCAAGTTCTTTGCGGTCTGCGATTGCTGCTGCATCGCGGCGGCCTGCTCCTTTGCAGCCATGGCCTGGTTGCGGGCCTGACGAATCATCGCAACGTTCTTGTCGGCGACAATCAGCGTCGGATCCACGCCAAGCATGTCGCTGTACATGTCCGCCCACTGATCGGCGTCAAACTTGTCTAGCACATCAGGCTTGAACTGCGCAACGGCACCCAAGTTGCCTACGAATCGGTCGATGCTGTTGGTGCCGATTGCGCGCTGCGCCTGGGCAAGCATGGACACAAACTCAACCGACAGATCCATGCCTTGCAACTCCGGTGGCGCAGGCGGCACGGCGCCGGCCTCAACCATGCGGGTAAAGGTGATGTCGATCAACGGGTCGAGCAGCTCGTTGTGCAGGCGTTCAAGCACTGGGCCGAGCATCAGAAGCTTTTCCTCATGCCGTTCAGCCACTTCGGTTGCTGTCATTCGTGTGTCGGCGGCATTGGCGAGCATGAGGAAAAGATCAGCGTAGAACGAACCGCGCACACGCTCGCGAACGTCCTGAATGTCCATCAGCAAATGCTGGATGTTGAGGTTCACCTCAAACGCGGTCTTGATCGGCTGGGCCTGACCATCGACAAACGTGATGCCGCCTGGCAGCGTTTCCACGTCGCGGTTCTTCATCGAAATCGGAACCTGGAGCGGCGGCTTGGTTTGGTAGTCGATGACCTGGGCCTTGCGCAATTGCTCATGCTGCAACTGCTTGATGTCGCCGAGCGCCTCCATGCCAGGACTGTTGCCGTAGATGTCGCCGCCGGCAATCGCCCAGCGCGGAACCAGGCACGGGAACTGCTTGAACCCGCCTTCGCGCAGCATCTTGCCAGGGTCGCCGCCCACCTCAAAATAGTACGACGCGAACGGCATGTTCTTGTTGTCGCGCTTCTTGATGTCACGATCCGCGCGCGGCTCAATCGCGTGGATGATGGGGATCCACTGATCAAGGTTATGGCGGTCGTACATGTTCTTGACGGTGTTGGAGCAGTTCGCGTAACCAAACTCCTTCACCATCTCGCCAACAGTTTTCTCAAACTCGCGATACAGGGTGCAGACTCGACCCTGATAGTCCTGCGCAATGCAATACTCGCCGCAAGTTACTGGGTAGTGATGCACCACATTCTTCTGATCAGGCAGCAGGATCGACACGCCGGTGCCAAACGCGCCAAGTTCCTCGTACATCTGGTGCAGCGTGCGGTAGGTGTTGCTGCGCTGGAACACCGTCTGCATTCGCCTGGTTACATCGTCAAGCCATTCCTTGACCGGCTGATATGCATTCAGCCCTGGGTCAGCGGTAGCAAGCCTGAACCACGGGCGTGCCGGCGACGTTGCGCCAGCCATCATGCCAGCGCCGAGCGTGCGAAGGGCGCGCGTGCCGGTGTTGTCGTAGATGTTGTTGTGACGGCGCCAACCCTTGTCGCGATCCTGGCGGTAGAAACGACCGTTGCGGGGCAGCAGAAAGTTCGTGATCTCTTGCCAATGCGCCCACCAGCTTGCGCGCTCGGTTTTCAGTTGACCCCAACGGGTAAACAACTGGTCACGCCGTGGGGCGTTGGGATACGACTGTGCGTCACCAGTGTGTTGACTCATGGGTTAGCCACCGAGAAGAGAAGTCTTGCCGAGCGCAAGGGAGTTGGGATCGACGCCGCCCGGGCCAGTCAGCATGGTTCCAGACGCGCCGCCACTAGCAGCCTGCGATGCGGACTGCATAATCGAATTCATGTCGGGAGTCTTGCGGTTGGCCTGATTGGCTGCGTATTCACTTCTGCGCGCCTGCGACGCGGCCTGCTGTGCAGCCTGGTCTTGCGCCTGCTTCTGCTGCTGCATGGCGTTCTTTTGCGCCTTCTTGCCTTCTTCGGCATTGGCAATGGAAACGCCTGTGCCGGCGGCTGCTGCTGCTGCGGATGCGACGAGAGCGCCGACTGCGATTGAAGTAAGTGCTGGCATTAGTTGATCCTTTTGCTGTGTGTTTGCTCGCTCATTCGATACCCAAATCGATTGAGCATGTTTGCGACGAGTCCGTTGTCATCAACCTCAAGGTTGCTCATGCTGACCATGCTTGCGCCCTGTTCTTTGGCCCACTTCTCAAACGCCTGCACAAGGCGAATGCCAGACATTCCCTTGCGATGCGCCGGGTCAACCCACCAAACCAGTTCGACGGCGGCCTTGTGACTAGGCGCGTACCAAACCGGCGTGAGAACTGCGCACAGCATTCCAACCACCTTGCCATCGACCTCGGCCACAAACGCCTTGGTCGTTTCAATGAAATGCTTGATGGTCAATCGCAGCTCTTCATCGGTGGTGGTGAAAGTGTCCGAGTACGGTGCAAATGCAACGAACTGCCGCGCCATCTCAAGGACGGCATCTTCGTCTTCTGCGGTTGCATCACGAACCATGCGCGAACTCTATTCCTGTTGACATGAATTACGGATACCTCACATCGATGAATACGGGTCGTGGTCGCGCTTGTGTCCAGGCTTGACACGCTCGCGAATCTCAAGCGGCAGGCGCTGCTTGACTGGGTACGCAAACGTCAGGCACAGCGCGTCAGCGATGTCTGGCGATGCGCCGCCCTGAAGTCGCTTCTTGATCTCGTCCTTGGACTCAAGCACTCGCCGGCCATTGGCGTCGTACCAATACACGGGAGTTGACAGCTCTTGCCGCAAGCCTGGGTCGCGTGGAATCGCGCCGCCCGACGTAATCCATTCGCGCATGGCCCACCACATTTCCGTTCGGCGGTTCACGAAATTGCGTTCGGCGATGGCCTTGCCGCCAAATGGCACTTCGATCACGTCGTAATCCAACTGGCGCAAGCGGTCGATCACCCCGCTGCCAGCGCCGGCGTCGATGAACACGGCATCAGGATCCCAGTCTTCGATGACGGCGGCCACGCGCGCGGCCAAAGCCATGTTGTCGATGCCGCGATACACCAGTGGCTCAAACGCTTGCAAACCCTGGCGCTTCACGATCACGCTGCGGTCATCGCCAAACCTGGCCGGATCGACGCCAAGCACGCGCGGCATATCTAGCGTTTCCTTCTCGGTGTACACGCGGCGCGATGCGGCGTCGGCGTCAGACAGGCTGATGAGCTGATCGTCGCCGGCCGCGCTGAAGTCGCACATGTACTCACGCATAAACGCAGTCTCTGGCATGTCGCGCTTCAGGCGCTCGACCTCGTCGGCTTCTAGCGCGTGCGTGTCGTAGACCGTGTACAAAGCGGCGTGCCAGTCGGGCAGCGTCTGCGCGCGGTAATAAATCTCGCTGAACAGGTTGATGCCCGACGGCGTGCCAATGAACATGGCCCAGCCCTGGCGGTCGGATAGCGCCGGCTGAATGATGTCGTTCCAAACCTCCGGCTTGATCTGCGCGACCTCGTCAATGACGCATCCGTCCAGGCGCACGCCGCGCATAGCGTCAGGGTTGTCGCCGCCGAAGATGCGGATGACCGCGCCGTTGTGCCTAAACGTGATTGACAGGTCAGCCTCGTTCACGTCGATTGCGCCGACGATCAGCAGCGGCATGGTCTTCTGCTTCAACCTAGCCCACGCAATGGCCTTGGCCTGCTTAAGAAACGGCGCGATGTAGAAGAACAGACCCAGGTCTTTCTTACACTGCAACGCCTTGTCGATCAACTCCATGATGGCAAGCTCTGTCTTGCCAGCCCGGCGATGCAAAGTCAACACGGTGAAACGCTTGCGTTGCAGATGGCACTGCCGCTGCCAGTCGCGCGGCGCGTACCCCAAGTTGATCTGCTGCACACTCACTGCTGCGGAACACCCGTGGTCACGTTGATGCTGATGCCGCCGCCGTGATCGACGTGCTGTTTATCTCCATACCTAGTCGGATCCCATTTGCCTAGCAAACGCAGCCTTGTGTCTATTTGCAACTTCTTCCATCCAAGTTCCAATTGATCCATCGGCGGTTCGGACGCGATGATCTGGCACTCGTCGGCAATGGCATCAAACCCAGCAACTCGGGCCTCCTTGAAGCGTAAGGAAAACTGCTCATCTTTTTTCAACCATTCATACACCGTCACAAATGTTGGGCGGTCTTTTCCTCCCCTGCACCATCCACGCAAACTCTCGCCATTGGAGATGCAATCAAGGATTTCAGCACAAATTTCAGCCGGAACAGCTTCTTTTGGCCGACCAACCGGGCGTTTGTCAAGCTGCTTTGATTTTGCTCGTTTCATAATTGAATCTTTCTTCAGCCCATGCAATGAGTCGCTTCCGAGTTTCGCCCTTGCTTTCCTTCAAACTCACCACGGCGCCGATCAGTTTGCGCGCAATTCGTTGATTTCCATTCCTAACAGATACCCTCGCATAGTTGTTCATCACGCGAATCGCCATCATCAAAGCACGCTCTGAATGTGCATTCAACTGTTTCGCGTTTGCAACTCGCGTTTCCATTGAACATGTTGGAGCGATCCCACCCGGAGTTTGATTTGTCAGCGTTTCCGCATACTCGGAAATCCAACGCCGTTCGGCGTGCTGCCATTCAGAACTGTTGCACCATTCCAGGATCAGCAATTCGATCTTGCCGCCACTTGCATAAACGGAACGAATCCATGCTTCTTTGTGCTTGTTGACACCGCGAGATTTCAACGATTCTCGGATGTGTTGTTTCAACCTGTTCTTTGGATTATTTGCCTTGCCAATATATCGAATCGTTCCTGATTGATCGCATAGACCGTAAATAGCGACCTCAATGAATGGCCGTCCCAGTCTCTTTGACCCGCTTTCAGGCGTGAGGGTCTTACCTTGCTCAAGCCAAGCGATGGCTTCTTCGGCAAGCTGCTGTGGGACTGGCGTAGGTGGGCGACCGGGTTTACGGGCGCTTGACTTCGACCCATCGGGCAGGGATTTGGGATCGGATGGCATAGTTGCAAACCTTCTGCACGAACGCGCGCTTGAGGTTGAATTGCTTGGCAAGGCGACGGTAGCCAACGTGATGCTCTTCGTGCAACTCTCGGATCTGCTGCACGATTGCATCAGGTATCCGTGAGTTGTGATGCGATTCGCCAACACGGTAGCCGCGCTCGTTGACCGCGATGAAGATGGCTGTCATGCGCGACCATTGTGGAGGCAGTGATGACCAAAAAACAACGCGCCCCCGGACTTTCGTCAACGAGGGCGCGCTTCCGGGGGACTTGATTGTTGAGTTTAGTGTAGGTTGGCCTGCACGCGCAACCAGTATTTGATCGTTGCCTTTGATTTCCAACCCTTCGGCCCTCCGTTGTGGATGCGGGCAAGCTGCTCGGCGGTCGGCGCTGGCGGTGCATAACGGTGCCAGTAAGCCAGGATGACGCGCTCGGAATAGGCGGCGTTGCGGCAGTCGGCGTAGGTGCCGCCCAAATTCGGATCGTATACGACCGCATCTGCCCAATACTCGCGATGGATTTGATACGGGCCAATAGCCTTGCCAGAATCGCCCACAGCGCGTTCGGGGTCGGGATGGCCTCCAGACTCCACCTGTCGGACAGAATCCAACACGGCGCGTTCTAGTGCGTCAGGCTTGACGTGGTGCGAACGGGTGATTGCCAAAGCAGCAACGATGATGATAATGTTGACCATGCGTCATCATCGGCAAGGCGTTGACCAAACTTCAACAAATATCCCGGCTAGCCAGCACAGCAATTAGCCACAAGGCCGCTGCTGGGGAGTCACTGGCTGCCGGGATTTATTCGGTAGATGCAATCAGGGAACGGTAACGCATCCGCTGCATGAAGATCGGCACGCCCTCGCCGATCCATCCCCCGATGACCTCGTAGTCCATGTGGTTCATTGCGATGTCGATATCCATGCCCTGCTTCATCAGCACCTCGACGCACTTATCGTAGTCATACACCGCTCGGTCGTGGCCAGCGAAGTCGGTAGCAATACCCAGGAACGCTTTCTCAAACCCGGTGGCAAGAAGAATCTTTCGCTCCATGTGACCTCCTGCGCTCATTGTACTTCGATGGGGTATATACCCGCCACAATTTCAATGGCCTGGCGCAGAACTGACCAAGGCCGCAGAATTCGTTGTGGCAGCGCGTGAGCTTTAAAGAACTTGTCGCTGCGGTTGTCTTCCTGAAACACATCCACACTTGTCGCCCAACCTGCGATGCGATAGCGCGGCATCTCACCAACAACCAAGACGTAGACATGCGCTTGAGACGATCCAGTGTCCTGAACTAACAACACTCCGTCTTCGTGATGCGTTGTCTTCACGTCGATGGCAATGCCATGCAACGTCAAGTCTGCTGCGCCGTGTTCAAAGTGCGTTGACTGAAGCGGCAGGCCAAGCGCCTGGGCAACGGCAGCCTCACCACCAATGCCATTGATATCCATGAACAACCTGTCGTTCGATGCCTTTGGACACAGATCCTTGGCGCCACGCCGGCGAGCTGCGCGATGCCGCTCCAATCCCATCTGTCGCAGGCGTGGCACCTGATCCTCCGGCAGTTCAACAATCATTGCTCGCGCGCCTCAAGTTCTTGGATCTGATGCACCAACTTGTTAAACGCCTCCTTGCGGTCTGCTGCTTCGATGCGCAATGCTGCTGCCTGGCGGTTAAGTCGTGCAACTTCAGCATCATGCTTGACTGCACGATCATTGGCGACTGCAACCATTTCCTTCAGTACGCCAATTTCTGCGGCAGCTTCAACCGAAATGGTTGAACCAGTTTCTCGCCAATGGTTTAACAAGCGTTCAATCAGATCTTCTGCGTATGGCATGGTGGTTCCTATCAAACTTGATCATCTAAACGGTCTTGCGATGCACATCTCTCACGCTGCATTTCATTGACTTCAGCAACCTGCTTTCGCGCTTCTGCGGGCAGATATGCCATCGATGCATCAATGGCGTATTCCCTGCGCGCAAGTTTCTTTCGCGCCTGATCAACAATTCGTTTCAGTCTGTCAACTGGGTCTTCCATGTTCCTCTTCAAAACAATCCCAATTTTTCGCAGCCGCAAACGCATTTGGATCAATAAACATCCTGCACAGCGTTCGTCGCAGCGCATCACGCTCTGCACGCAATTCCATCACCTGCTGTCGAAGTTGCATGGTTTCGTCAGGCTCGCTCATCCGTGTGCCTTTTCGATTGCTGCGTACACCAAGCCAGTAGTAAATGCTGACCACTGCGTGACATCACCGCTCAACGGCTTGGATTCAAGCGCGCCGGCCTTGCGGCAGTATGCGACAGCCTGGGCCACGACTTCGCGCGGAGCCAGCATGATCGCCTTGCGCATCTCGTCGCGCTGCACAGTGACTTCGTGAATGTCGATGTACTCACGCTGTGCCTTGTCTTGCACCGTGCTGCGCTTGCGCATCCTGCGGATCTCTTTGACGATTTCATCAGCTGTGCAATGCGTGCGCGCTAGGCTGGCCCGTAGAGCCTTGGTCGCATCAACCACCTCTGCGTCTTCAAAGGGTTGCAACGTGGCAAACGCTCCCGCGTACTTGCTGTTGGTATCGGAAGTCCACTTCGATCCGGTAAACAGCGTTGCAATCTTGGACATGGTTTCGGGTTTCATGGTTGTGTCCTGTGTCATTGTGTTGCCTGTTCGTCAATGGGGTCAAGGTAGCGACCCTGGTTCAACCAGGTCGCAGGGTGCGGAATGAACTGCGCTTCCTTGGTGCGGCACTCATGCGCCAACAAATCGATCCGTTCACCTAGAACGATCAGTGCATCGGTCGGCTCGTCGTGTTCAATCTCGCGCATGATCTCGCGCACGACCTTCTCCATCAGGGCCATGGCTTTCTTCTTGCCGACCTTGCGAGGGAACCTGTCCCACAGTTCTTCCAAAGCTTCCTGCGGGATGGTCACCCTTCGCCGTGTTGACGGTGCATCAACAGGCGAAATGATCAAATGTGTTTTCTCTGTCTGTGTCTCTGACTGTGTATGT